TAGACCCAGAAAATACTTGACCACCAATAAGATTTACTGGCTTAAATCCATAAGGACCGGGAACGGTTGGATATGCCATTTAAATCTCCTAAATTAATTTTTCGTACCTTTGCTAGTCGTAGACTTACCTTCTTTAAAGATAGGCATACGGGCGTCGCTCTGGCGCATTAAATTATTATCAACTGCTTCCGCCTGTGCTCTTGTCATATCAGCGTAATATGCTGCTTGCTGCTGACCAAACTCTTCAGGACGTTTGCAGAGTAATAACCCACCAATCTCGATATTGTCTTTAAACTGACCTTCTCGGCTGGCTAATAACCTGTACTTCGGCTGCTCTTCTCCTATTACCGGTTCCCAACCTTCTCTCATTTTGGAGGAAAGATTGCGAGGGTCAGGTTGATTGAGCATTGAAACTCGAATCCATTTGTATTCGTATCCAGCCTGTTTGTCAGGTTCTGGCAGCAATTCTGGTGGTGCCCACTGTTTAGGACGCTCATCAAATTCACGGTTTGTTACTTCTCTTGGCGCTTGTTTAGTTGCCATATTAATTCTCCAGTTTTAAAAGTTCACGGACATATTGTTCTGGGGTTAAGCCCAGTTTTTTTGCTAAGGCAACTTGTGTAGTGGTTAACTTAACCTTTTTAGGGGCAGTAGACCGAGTAGCCGGTGCAACAATAGATTTTGGCTTTGCTTTAGGCTCGTCCTTTGGCTCTGCTTCCGTTTCCTCAAAATTCTCTGGAAAACGTTTGCGCATTGTTTTGTCCAATTGCGCGTAATACTCTTCAGACCCAATCTTTACTCCTTGACGTTTTAGCTTTTCGTGTAGCCCTAACGCTGATGCAGTCATTTCTTCATCCTGCCCAAACCAAGGATTTTCAGCTTGCCACTCCATAACTCTGTCGTCAGGTGGTGGTGTTACTGGGTTATTATGTTGTATTTTTACATCATAATTATCTTCTTGTAAAGTAGGAAGTTTAAAATTGTTGACTTTATCAAGATTTAGGCTCGCTTTGACCATTTCTTGTTGAGCTTCTGCCAATTTATCAGAATCACCCATGTCATATGCTTCCTTGTAGGCTTTTTTAGCCATCTCAAGTTGCATTTCAGAGCTATTCTTAACCGCACTTACATACTCTTTTTCGCCTGTGGTGAGCATCTGCTTAATACGCTTATTCTCTTCCAATAGCTTTTTAGTAGCTGAAATTGCGGCTTCACGTTCCCTTTCGGCTGATTCGGCGCGACGTCGTTCATCGTTCCAAATACGCTTCATGGTAATGATTTTTTTCTTAGCATCTTCGCTGTATTGGTCTAGTTCATTGACTTCAACCTCAAGTTTTTTGACTGTTTCAGGGCTAGCAGGATATCTGCCGCGGTCTGCTTCAGGGGTGTCATCTTCTACTTCTACTTCAAAATCTGGTGTATCTACTGAAATAGCTTTGTTTTCTATTTCATCGGGGAACTTGTATTCCTCTTTCTGTAGCTCTGCCATTGTTTGGCTCCTTAAATAAATTTACGGCTGATGCCGCGGGGGTCTTCGACTACTGCCTCTACGCTATCGTCGTTGATAATTCGGAACTCTTTTCCATGGATTACTAGGCGTGTTCCTGCGTTTGGTCGTACAAGGACAAAATCACCCTGTTTGCACCAAGGTCCGGTGGGAAAACGCTCTTTATCGTTGTAACAATCTGGTCCAAGTTTGACTACAAAAAGGACTGTTGTTAAGAGTTCGTCAGTTCTAATTAACGAATCTGGCTTTGCGATGCCGCTTTCAAATTCCTTTTCCACTTCAGGAATAGCACATAAAATGCGATATCCTGATGGGTTTGGAAGTTGACTAGCTTTATCCTCTGGGCTTGTGTCGAGTACTGCTGATAAATCTACTGCTTGTGCTAAATTTAACTCATTCATCGTCGGAATGTTCCACTCTGTATTTAAGGTCTAATGCGTACTGCTTTGCAAAGAGAAGACCTTGAATCTCTCCGCAAATCTTTTGGTAGCTCTCATACGACTGTGCGTTTCCTGCTGCCATCCATTCTTTAAGTTGTAATGCTTTGCTGTCTAGTTCTGTGACTAAAACCTCAAATGCGTCCATCATTCACCTTTCTGTTTTGGTTCCTTCATCATTTCATGGTTATGGTTATCTTTTTGCAGTGCAACATTAGTTAACAGTTGTTTGTTCTGTAACTCGTGTGCCTTACCCTTTTCGGAGATATGTTTCACCATATCAATACCCATCTTCATCTTTTCGATTGTCTCTGCAGATTCTTTTTGGGATTGTGATTTAGCTGCTTCCAATGCTGTTTGTGCGGCAATACGGGAGCGCTCAACCTTAATTTGCTCCATCTTTAATTGAGCATCTGTTTGGTCTTTTTGGGATTTACGTTGCTGCTCCGCTTGTTTGATTTGCAACTCTTTTTGTTGCATCTGTACCAATGGGTCTTGGGCCTGCTGTTGAGCTTGTTGCTGTGCAGCTTGAGCTTGGTTTTGTTGGAGCAGTCTTTGTGAAGCCTGTGCCAATAATGGGGCAAGACGGGCTTCTACTTCTGGGTCCATATTAATATCGTCTCCAGACTCATCCTTTTGAGCAGGCAAAGAAATTCCAAGTTGTTTTTCAATTTCAACTCTATATTGGAAACCAAGGTGCTCATTAATGTGCGCCATCATTGCAGACTGAAGCTGCTGTGCCATTGGGTTTCCTTGCAATAGCTGGAGGATTTTAGGGTCTTTCATAGCAGACATATGCACTGTAATGTGCGATGTATGGTCTTGGTATTGGAATGCCTTAGCGGGCTTCATCATCAAAATATCCTGATTTTCTGTTACAGGGTCTTTTGGTTTCATATCCTCAGGTAGCGGGATAAGCTTGTGGGCATTCTTAATACTGAGTACGTCTAGCATCTGACGGTATAAAAGCGGCATATTAAAAAGATTTGGCGACTGGGCAGCTAGTTGCATTACTGCTTGGTACTGAACAATCTTTTGTGCCATGGTAGACGCATTAGGGTCAGATACCGGAATGACATCTACATTATGGTAATCGGACTGTTTTGCCTTACGACTGCCTTCTTCTGGCTCATAGTCATAATCCAAGGGTGCATTTTCTGCAATAATCTTTTTAAGCAGTTTTAATTCTTGTTTTAAGCTGTAATGGATGCGAGCCTGTACAGCGGACATAACTTTAAGTGTGCGCTCAAGAATTGCCAGTGTTGTACCGACAGGGGCTGCGGCTGACATATCGGAAATTTGAAGGTCTGCTGTGTTTGCAAAGCGGCGTCCTTCCTCTACGATTTGATTTAAAAGCGCCATTAATACTTGGCTTGGCTCTTTATATGGAAGTGGCATAATGTTATCGCGCATTACGCCTGATGGCACGTCTACGTCTCTAAACTCTCCCGGAGCTATCGGTGTGTCGTCTCCTTTAACACGCAACCCACGGGTCTTAAAGCCACCCGGCAAGTTTGCAAGTGAGCCTGCATCAACCAATTGGCGGATAAGGGAAGTACCAGATTTAGCATAAGCGCCGATAAGGTGAATAAGACCAAAACAGTAAAAACCAAAACCGGGAATATACCCATAGTGGACAAAATGCTGTAGTTTTTTGTGTTTTTCATCTTCTGGTTCCCAGTTTCTGCGGATAGATAGGACAGTGCTCGTGCCTTTTTCAATAGTCACAATATATGGTAGGGCAATGCCTGTGGGCTCTCCGTTTTCATCTGTATGCTCGTAACCATCTAAATCTAGGTTGACATGCATTTCTAAAATTTTGTAACGGTCATCAGAACTTGCTCTAAAACCTAGCTTTTCTGCAATTTTTTTCTCTACTTCATCCAATACATTTGCTGGCTCACCTAAATCAACGTCACGATAGAATCCTGCGACCTGCAATGCTCGCAATTCATTCTCAGTTTTACGCATGACGTGGGTAATACGGTCAGCAGACTCAAGAGAAGAGGCGCCATAAGGGACAACCATGTCTTCTGCAGGTACATACATAGACACTTGACGTCCTAATTGAGCGTCTTCATAGACTTTCTTAAAAGCGTTACCGGCTAAACCCAAGCCCCAGAGCATTCTTTCTGTTTCTGGGCGGTATTCTTGCATGACTTCGGTTAATTCGTAGTTCATATCCTCTTGAACACGCTCTGCTGCTGCTTTTTTCTCTGGTGTTTCTTTACCAATAACGTGGGTTTTTACAGGACCTGCCGCCGGAAAGATAGACATCATGGTTTCAGCTTGGAATTTCACTAATGCTTCAGACAAAAGTGGGTGATAAACACCGCAAGCGCCTTCCCATGGTTCACTTCTTTCCTCAATCTTTAATCCAAGAAGCTCTAAACCATCCACATAGGTCTGAATCCAGTCTTTTCTAGAGGCAATATCGCCCTCAAAACCTTCTAAAAGCTCGCTGGCTATACTTGATAGCTCTCTATCGTCTATTTCCTCTGCTAGGTTATCGTAGAAATCCTCGCTTTTTTCGGACTCTGGCGTTAAAGTAATCTCTAATCCATTCATTCCAATAGTCATTTCATCTGGATTGACCACTTCAATTTCTAGCGGTTGTTCTTTTTCCGCTAGGGCGTCAATGCCTTCGGGTGCTTGGTATAGAGCTTTATCAATTGCCATATTGTTTTCCTAGTTAATAGTATCCAGCGTTTCGCTTAGATTTAAAGTATTGCGGTTCATCTGGTTCATCACTTGGTAATCTAATAAAGCCGCCCTGTCTAAACCGGATTAACGCTTGAGTAGATGAGTCTACTAAGTCGTCATGGTCCGAATTAGGGAAAGACGCCATCTCTTCGATTACTTCTTCTGCCCATCGTTTTTCAGGCGCCCAAACCTTGCCAGATGCAAATAAATCTGTTACTGAGTTTAATCTGGCGATTTTATCATTTCCACGGGTTGGGGTAAACTCGGATACAGGAATACCCATCCTTCTTAATTCTCCGATTAATGGCAGTCCTGATGCCTTTCCCTCAACGATAAACGCATCTGGTTGAAATTCTTTATACATATCAAAGGCTTTTTCCTTTAATTCAGGAAACTCCAAGCGCGCTTTATATGCATCTATTAAGATAATGTTGGGGTCATTCTCATTCTCATCTTTATAAAATACTCCCCAAGTCGTGCATGCTGAGTAGTCTGAACGCTCATTTTTAGTAAAGGCTGTATCCCAAGACTGGATAATAAAGTCACACTGGGGTGGATAGTCCTTATCCCATACCTTCCACCACTCACGTTTAACCAGAGCGCCTTCTTCTGATGTGGGTTGTTGTTGGTACTGGGCTTGCCACTTAGAAATTGGAAGTTCTTCTTTAAGAACCTCAAGCTCCTTAATATCCCAGAACTCAGGCCAAAGGGCGCGCCCTGACGGTAGAATCGCAGGAAAATCTATGGTTTCCCAAACATCTCCATCTTTTTCTACTGAAGACTTAATAATCCTTCCTGTTAAGTCTTTTTTTGCCCATCGTGTCATTACGACGATTATGGACCCCCCCGGCTGGAGACGTTGGCGTGGTCCAGATGAGTACCACTCATAGACCTTATCGTAGACTTCAGGATTTGTAGACGCAATTGCCGCCTCTTGTTCAGAGTGTGGGTCGTCAATAATCAAAAGGTCCGCACCTTTACCGGTAACCGTTCCACCAACACCAATCGCAAAATACTCTCCATTTGCATTAGTAGACCAGCGCCCCGCTGCTTTAGAGTCAGAGCGTAGATTCACGTCTGGGAATATCTTAGAGTATTGCTCGCTTCCTACTAGGTTACGTACCTTTCGTCCAAAACCAACGGCAAGCTCTGCTGTATTGGAACACTGGATAATCTTCTTATTGGGGAATTTACCAAGAAACCAAGCAGGGAGCATATAGCTTGCAAACTCTGACTTTGTGTGTCTTGGAGGCATATTAATAATGAGACGCTTAATCTTTCCACTGGCTATCTCTTCAAACTTCTTAGCCATTACTTTATGATGCGCGCCATTAATGAATCCGGGCCACATTTCCCGTACAAACGCCATAAAGTCTATATGGGCTGTTTCCCGCTTTTTAGAGTTTAAGTAGACTTCTGCAGCCTCCATAAAGGCAGCTTGTTGTGCTGGGTCTAGTTTTTTAACAATCTCTGTTAAATTCATTGCGGGCGCTTTAATTTAATATAAGACGGTCTAATAGACCTAGCAGTATTAGGAAGCCTCTTACAGTGCCCTAAATCACATAATCTTATAATAATCCGATGAATATTACCTTTAGACTTATCGCCTGTAATATCCATAATATTTTGTATCGAGGGCGCAAAACCGTGCTTATTCCACCAAGCATCAATAATCGAATAAATATATTGTTGTTTTTCAGTCATAAAATAATATTTAAACAAATATAGATAACCACCATCCCAAGAACAGATAAAACAATATCCCTCATAGATGACTTTCCCAATGACTATCTGCTGGTTCTCCTAAAACCCAATGGGGCGCAGCTATGTTGACTGCATCATAGATTTGAGACGCCACAGACAAAAGATACTTAATATCCCCTATAGATAGCTGACCCATAAGCTGGAGTATCTTTACTACGGCTACATCATTATCTAGGGGTTGGGGCTTAACTATGGCTTCTATCATTTTTCATCCTCTCCATTAACTTTTCTGTTTGTATTTGTGAACTCACTTCATGCATCCTTTGTATTGCCATCATGTTTTTTCTACGTTCTTCTAGGAAGGCTAGTAGAGCAGCAAACTCTTCTAGGCGTAGAGTAACGTACTGAATGTGAAAGTCTATTGATTCTAAATTTTCCATATACCCCCCACCCTATGTTGTAAAAAAACAACAAGGGGGGTGTTTCCTGTAGAGACTATTCATTTGGCTCCTTTGGATTTGATAGGGGGGTGGCCTTACTTTTGGGTGGTGATTGGGTGTCGGGAATAGTATGTAGTATAGACTCAGGAGTCCCTTCAGCCAAAAGGGGTGTGTGGGGGTCGCTGATACTCCCGCCGCTATTCGATAACCCCCCCTCAATCTCTCTCATCAACGCATCAATGTCGCTATCTGACTGCTCGATAGTGCGCGCGTTATCGTTGAGAGCCTGTTTAAGCATGGATAACAAGTCATCCCTCGCTTTATCGCTATCAATCGTTTTCTTGCTAACTGTTACGTGCTGGAAGGCATCCACACCAGCGATAGTGCCCAGAGCCTTTAATGCGTTCACACGTACAGAAGGGTTGCTATCGTCGCTTATAGCCTCTTGAGTGAGCCTTTGCACGACTAGAGCCCTTATTTGTCCTGCGGTATACGATTTCTCGAACTCAATAGCCTTCTTAATCGCCTCTGTTATAGCTTGAATATCGGCACGATTTGCCAGCTTATGCCCATTGTTTGCCATAGTCTTACTTGTGCCCTTTGCGTTATATGCTTTACGATAGCTGCCCGCCTTAGTCTCTCCCGTTGCTAGATGCTCACAGAACTTCATTTGCTTAGTGGTGAGAGCGTATCTATCCACATTAAGGATTTGATGCAATGGCGTCTGAGTGAGCGCCTCCTCTATCTGAGCCTTGGTCAATTTTGGTAATCTCATAGGGGAACAGGGAAGAAACAAATTAAGAACATGGGCTAAAGGATATCATAACTGCTGGATAAATACTCAGTATGTTTATATATACAGTTATCTCTCTATTAGAAATCCATGCCATCTCATAGGAATATGCGCCCTTTTAATTTTCCCTAAATATTAAACTTTCTCACATTGTGGGAAACTATTTATCATTTTCTTGACCTAGGTCAATTTTTTAATGGATTAGCCGGTTTAATCTATGCATGTTGTTTATCTTAATTTATATAGGAGTTAATAAAATGCTAGTTAATTTATATGTTTACGAAATCCCCGCCACCGACACCGCCAATGGTTATTTTTTAGGCGAAACCCCCGCTATCCCTATGGGGACTAATTGTCGAGAGCTTGCCGGCGAGCTTGTGGAGTTTTACGGCGACACCAAATCCAGCGTTATAGCTCAAGTTATTTCTGTCCTTAAATCTAAAGGATTATCCGGAAAAATCCGCCTGATGTAATAGTCAATCTGATGATGGCTTTTAGAGCCGAAACCGGAGAAATCCGGTCATTGACCACTAACCTACAAAGGAATAGAACAAATGAT